TAAAAGTAATTCATTATGGTAAGTTTACTGGGTGAATATTGTAGTTAAAACCTTCTTTAGCATATATCTTAATTCTATTTATAGCATGGTTGTGCGTATAGTTCTTATGTTTTTTCCAACAAAGATCATCTGCCAAATCATAGACAATCGTCTCTTGGCCAGAATCAGACTTCCTCAAACCTCTTCCAATGGACTGTAGGACTCAAATCTGTGACTTGGTCGGTGCAGCAAATACAATATTATGTAAATTCTTAACGTTAATACCTGTACTAAATGTTCCTACACTCGCTACAATAATAGCACCGGTTTCCTTTTCAGTAAGTTCGCGTATGCGTTCTCGCTCCTCAGCGTTCACTTCGCCTGACACAAAGAAGACGCTTCGTCCCTTTGCCTTCTTACTTATCATATTATAAAGGACTTTCCCGTGTTTGTTAACAAGGTTATATAGAACAAGAGTGTTTCCACTCTGATCCAAAGTAAGGTTTGTGATAAACTTATTACGAGATTCATTCAGAACAATAAAGTTAATCTCATCCTGATATTTGGCACGAGCCATCATCTTTCTAACTTCGTCTGAGTACTTAAGTACCAATGCTTCAATAGTCAAATCTGCAAGAGTCTTTGAATCGATCAGCGTTTTTGTGGTGGTTACTTGGTATGTTGGACCAAAGCTTCCTTCGAGAACGAGCTCGTTTACTTTACCACCATCGAGAGTACCAGTTGTTCCTATTCGGAAGTATGCTTGATTCAAACGATTCATTATAGTGGTTAAACTCTTCGCTTTAAATGTGTGTGCTTCATCACCTACAATCATTCCATATGATCTAAACCAATCGAGAGGTAGTTTAATCGCACTCTGCCATGTAGTGATTACAATACTTGATTCGATATTGTGCTTTTCTTTTCCTGAATATATCTTATGCACATCTTCGTCTACATCAAATTCATCATCACAGCCTGAATAATCTGCAAAATCTTTCGTCATTTGCTCAACCAAAGATGTAGTAGGAACTACGATGAGTACCTTCTTATCCATATCTTTGCTTAAGAAATATCGTGACAGCATGTATATAATAAGAGATTTACCAGATCCAGTTGGAGAAACTAAAATAGCTCTCTGAGACTTCGTAGCTTTTTTAAACGCATCAACCTGATAGTCACGTGCCTCGATCTTTTCACCATTTAACGATAATGGTAGAGATCCAATAAACTTATCTAACTCTTCGTCAGTGGCACTTAATGTTGGTTTTATTGTAGGATCTACTATAGTTTTATACTTACGAGCTCTGGCAAACTCGTCTACTTTACCTAAAAGACCAAACGGAATTTGTTGCGATCGCATATCAAATAGTCTGAGCTTTCCATCCCACATTTTATTACGATATGCAGGCATGAACTTATATCCTTCAACGAAGAACGTAAAGTATTCACTCAGCTCTCTTAGTAGTCCAGAATCCTCTGACTCTATAACTAAGTGAGCTTCGTCTTTTTTCCTAATATTAATCATTATACACCAGAAGTAAACTTCTTGAAATCTAAAATATTCTTTATGTGGCCATGTCTCCACCGAATATTGTTCATGATTTCTTCAAGAGTTTCTACTACTGCTTTTTGGTATTCAATCTTACTTGTTATTCGAACTATATCTTCATCAGTCTTATAGTACATATCCATATCTGACTTTAATGGTTTAGTCATTCCATCGAATGGATCATACTTCCAAGATCGTTCATCAATCTGTTCTTTTGACATCTTACCATTATAGTAAAGCCATTTCTCTTTACGAACTTTATCTAGCTCCATCTCATTTCGCTTTAATTGAAGCTTTGCTAAAGAAAAAAGTTCGAGGTATTTAGAATGCAATTTAGCAGACTTTACCGTTTCTGAATCAAGGTTAAGATCATCAATCTTAACGTCTTCACCCCACATTTTTAGTATATCATCAAGTATCATAGTATAGAGTTATTTATAGTTTAAATTTTATAGAATTATTTCAAAGTAATCATATCTAAAAGAGATCGTACTTTGTAAGTAGTCAATTGTGTCAACCTGAGTATTGAACTCAACTCCTCCTAAAGAGGTCGGCATTGCATTAACAAACTTAATTTGCTTATTTAAATTATTGTGACTTGTTAGAATTGACAAGATAAGGTCGTGTTTTGCCGGAAGATTTTCATCAGCATTTGCTTTAATCCAATTGAAGACTTCAGTATAGTTTTTCATATCTTCGTCAATTACAAACGACATATCAAGAGTATCATACGAAACCTTATCACCAGGAACAAATCCCTGATAATTTCTAAAACCAGCTTCCGCCTCTGCTAAAGAAATTGTTGGAAGACTGACAGTGCTAATGAAGTATTCTAAATTCGAAAATTTAGGTGATTCAATTGTTACTCTAAACCCTGTAGGCGAGAGCATATTAAAGTTATCTGTTAGTTGTGTCATACATGTATTTATACAAAAAAAGTGGAGGCCCCGAAAGACCTCCACTTAAGAAGTTTATAAACTAATTAATCTTAGTCTACTGCGTTGATATTCGATACTTCGAAGCGACGGAAGTAAGGATTGCTATCAGCAGATCCAACACCATCAGCAACACCAACGAATGGATTTTGTTGCATTCCGTAACGAGTCTTGAAAGCCATCTTCGGTTGGAAGTTGGTTTCGTCAACTGCACGTACCATAGTGAGTGGTACATATGGGCAATAGAACAGACCAGCATCGTATGGATTAGTTCCACGATAACCAGTTGTTACATAATCGCTTGCAGCGAATGGGTCGACATAGACCTTTGTGCGACCGTTAAGAACACCTGCAAAGGTGTTTCCAGTGTCATCAACGTTAAGGTTAGATGCAAGAGCGCCTGTGTAATCTAGAGAACCCGCTGAAGCAAGAGCTGAAGCGATGTTGCTTGAACAGACGATGAAGTTACCTTTACCGCGACGAGTTTGGCGAGCAATTGTATTAGCTTCCATTTCGATTTGGAACATAAGGCTTTTGAACTTCTCAAATGCCCAACGACCGTCAGCATCAGCAACGAGGTTGAATGTACCAGCAACATCAGTTGATTCAGCACCAGTTTTAGCAACTGTGTTGATCGAACCGATAACTTCACGATTGATTTCAGCAAGGATTTCAGTCGATAGGATGTTAGCAAGCTCAGACTCAGCATCCAAATTGTGGATAGCTTTAAGATCTTGAGCAAGCTCCATTGTGTATTCAGCTTTAAGAGCACGTGTCTTAGCTGTTACAGTTGCTTTCTCGATAGAGAAACCCATTTCACCGAATAGATTACCAGATGCACCGAGAGTTTCAGCTGTTCCTGTAGCAATACCAACACCACCAGATGCACCGGAGAATGCTGTGTTAGGCTCGTTAGTAACAATGCTAGTAGCTACTGTGCCAGTTTCAGGAGCGAATGCTTCGTCTTGGCTAGAACTAGGAGTGATAGCATTACCGTCAGCATATTTGCTCTTCATTGCGAAGATAAGACCAGTTGGTCCGCTCATTGGCTGAACACCAGCGATATCGTAAGCGATAAGGTTAGGCATTGCACGGCGTACAAGAGAGATAAGTACTGGGTTGAAGTTATCAACAGAACCAATTCCTTGATTATTCTCTGTAAGAGAACCAAGCTGAGCAGACTCTTGCTTAAGAGCGGCTTCAGTATTTTCAAGTAGTTTTGCTGTAACAGCCTTGCGGTAGTTATCTGAGATAGCGGGTGCGTCAGCGTGCTCAAGCACGGGGCCCCACTTTTTGATGTCATTTTCTGCGTTAAACATATTAATTTCTTTCTTTATATTGTTGTAAGTGTGGTAAATTATTTACCGTTGGGATTGTTGTTTTTAATTTGTGTAAGAGCTGAAAGATATTTTTTCATGTCATTAGAGACATTCTCGTTAATATCGCTTTCGCCTTCTACAATAACTTCAGTTTCTGAATCTGATTCTTCTACGATCTCAGTCGATGTTGAAGAAAATGCAGATGATTTAATGGTTGCAACCTTTTCAGCAAAAGCTTCTTCGGATACAAATTCGACTTCTTCGGTAAGTGCTTTCAATTTTGCTACTTGTGTTTCAGCAAGATCTTTAGCGCTTTCTGAAATAATCTTCTCGCGAGTAAGAACCTCAAGCTTTTCAGAGAGGGTGCTTATTTCGCTAGTAGCTACTTCAAGATTTTCTTTAACTTCAGAAGCTTCTTTTTCTAGATCGTCAAATAAATCTACTTTTGCTGCAGGTACTTCAATGTAACTTTCAACAAATAGATTTTTAAGAGAACTGATGAAACCTTCAGCAATTTCTGTACGAAGCTTTGAGTCAACTTCAATTTGATTTTCCTCAACCCATGATTCAACGACATAATTTAGATAGTCGTCAATCTTGGTAATAAGGCTTTCACGAATTTCAGTAACCTCTTCAACAAGGTTTTGCTCATAAGTTTCTGCTAGACGCTCTTTCTCTGCAACAACCTTTTGGGATACAGCTGCTTCGAATAGAGTAGATGCCTTTGCTTTGAAATCTTCTGTTAGATTTGCTTCAGCGGAAATAAGGAGATCGAGATCTTCTTGCTTTGCGCTTGGCTTAGAGTCTGCTGCTTTTTCAACTGATTTAATTGATTCTTCTTCGTCTTGAGTTCCTTTTGCTTTTTTAGCATCGCCTTTACCTTTTGGTTGAGCGACAGGTTTTATTCCTGACTTTGCAATTGATTTAGCAGTAGCTTCAGCTTCTTTTTCACCATCTTTTACGATAACCGCTGTTTCAGGGTCACCAGTAGCTGTAGGTAGTTTAGAAGCTTCATCCATTTCTTCTTCATCTTCATCTTCATCTTCATCCTCGTCTTCTTTCTTAGATTTCTCGGATTCTTTTTTGGAAACAGCTTCATCCATTTCTTCTTCATCTTCGTCTTCTTCGTCGGACTCTTCATCCTCCATTTTCTTCTTAGATTTAGAAGCCTTCATGTAGCCTTCTTCCATTTCGTCTTCATCCTCGTCTTCTTCCTTATCATCCTCGTCTTCGTCTTCTTCGACTTCTTTCTTAGATGATTTAGATTCTCCGAGAAGAACACTCTTAATTGCATCAGAATAGCTTTGTTCTTCAGTAACTTCTTCGGCAG